GGTCTACACCACGCAGGTAGGCCTTACGCAGGTCTGCACCGCCAAGTTTTGCACCATCAAGACGCGCTCCACTTAGGATTGCGCCACGGAGGTCTTTACCACTCAAGTCCACGCCTTCTAGTAATACACCCGCCAAGTCTACGCCAGTCATTTTTGCGCCACGCAGGTCTACGCCAGCCAGGTCTGCACGTTTCATGTTTGCATCAGTAAGGTTTGCGCCAGAAAGATTTGCATCAACAAGGTCTACACGGGTCATTTCTGCATTAGACAGATTTGCATTGGTCAAGTTTGCTTCACGAAGGTCTGCCTCTTCCAGATTTGCACCTTGCAGGAAGGCACTACGCAGGTCTGCACCGCTCAGGTCTGCATAACTCAGGTTTACATCATTAAGTTTTGCAGCACGCATGGTTGCACCTTGCAGGTTTGCATCTCTCAGGTTTGCACCAGTGAGGACTGCATCGGTCAGGTCTGCCTCTTCTAGGTTTGCACCAGTCAGGTCTGCACCAGTCAGGTTTACGTCACGTAGGTTCGCATAAGACAGGTCTGCACCTGACATGTCTGCACCTGATAGGTCCGCTCCAGGCTTAATGTCTTTATCTTCTGGTTTCTTGCCTTTCCATTTTCCGCCAGTAGCAGAAGCAAAGCCGCGCCGTTTTTTTACGACGTTTGCGCCAGTAAGGTCATCAACTACAGCATCTTCTAGATAGTTCATAATTTCATTATTTAGGTCTTTAGGAAGTTCTTCGTTTATAAAATCTTCATAAATTTTTTCAATAATGTCGTCTTCTTTGTCGGATGTAAAATTTTCATCTTTCAAATAGTTGTCTATTAAATCTTTTTTTGGAGAATTGAACACCTTCTCAATTGATGCCGATGTTTCTTCTGGGTAATCATCTCTAAAATCGGTAACATTCATTTCTTCTCTAAATGTTTCTAATGCGTCATAGAATTCCATGTATTCTCGTGGCTCATCAGGGTTTTGGCTCATCCCTCTCCTGTTACTCCTTGAAGCAAAGCCTGGATTGCCAGCAGGTCCTTCACTGCCTTGTCTAATTCTGCGAGCCTCTTCTCTTGAAACAACACCAGTAATTTCTCCGCTTTCAAGACCTTCTGCTATTCCTTCATTAATTACGGTGTTTATTTCGTCTAGTTCATCTTTGCTAATATCGCCCTGCTCAACGTTGCGTCCGCCGTTAGGTACGCCTGTTAATTCTTCAATTTCTTGGTCTGACAAACCAAGGTCTCTTAATTTTTTAAATATAGCCTTATCGCGTTCTGCTCGCATATTGCGTGCTTCAGTAGCATCAACATTTCCGCGTTCATCTCTTTGTATTCCAGTAGGTCTTACAATTCGATTTTTACCACTGCCACTAGTAGAAGCAAAACCACGAATTTTTTCTTTTTCAATCTTGCCTCTGTCAGGTCTGTACTCAGAACTTTGACGAGTGTCTTTTAGGAAGTTAATTAGGTCTCCACCAGTAATTTTTTCATCGCCAAATTCTTTTGCTAAAGCAACAATCAGTGGGTTTGCATTATCTTTTGACGCTCCTTCACGGAGAGCATCGGCAAATTCATTTACTAATTCCTTGGGGTCAATTGATGGGTCATTCTCAATTATTGAGTCAAGTGCTCCCTCTAGAAAATAATTTAAATCTTGAGGACTCATTTTCCCAGAAAGCAATTCTTTAGAATCACTTTCAATCATGGTGAAGTTGCCTATATATCGCAATGCTTCTTCAAGGGCTTCTGGGTCTCCACCATCCTTAAGAGTTTTCATAAACGACTCTCTGTCGCCTGCTGCTTGTTCTTTTGCTTCTTTTACTGTTTTATTTCCTCTGCCGGGCTTACGTCTTGTGTTCCAAAATTCTTTAGACGCTTTAATTAATTTTTGAAAATCGTCATCAAATTTAAATTTTGCATTATCTACAATTTCTTCAATTTCTTGCTTTTCAAGAGAGGTCCCAGTTTTTTTAACAGAAGAAACATGGGAATCAATCATCTTGTTAATGGCATACCCTAATTGGTCCATAAAATCGTCAATTGCTTGTCCTGACTTAAATTCTTCAATAACTTTTTCGTCAGAAAGCATTTCTGCTAATTTTTTTCTTGCATTGGATAAAGATTTACCAACGCTGTCTTTGAGTTTTTCGTCAGTAAGGCTTTTTAATACTTCTTCAGCACCTTCAATGATTGGTGTTTCGTTGCCGGTTCTAAAATCAACAGAACGCCTTGCAGAATTTTCTATATCGGTTACTATCTTTTCAGGCAAGTCATTTCTTGATACAACATCTCCGCTTACGGAGTCTGCTGCAGGAACAATGTTTGATTGACTAGCAAAAGCCTGTGTTGCTCTTCTAGCATTGACTTTTCCGCCAGTCGCTCTATCGTTTACGCCTGGAATTGCAGGACGCTGAAATGGCGTTCCTTCCTGAACTATTCCGTCTCCGTCGCCATCCCATGCATTTGGGTCAAACCTTGCGAAAGCAGCCCTACCGGCTGCTCGACCTTTTCCCAGCCCACCACCAAGACTTCGCCCGATTCCCTTCTGGGCATTGTCAATTGCCTCAACCAAGTCTTTAGTCACCCCTGAAGTAATAACTATTCCATTTTCTGTTACGACAGATTCAACTCTGTGATAATCAAAAATTGGGTCGAGCATTGATTTTGTATGGAAAGCGTTTTCAACATTAACTGGAATCAGATAACCCTTTGTATCCATTTCTTCTTTTTCAGCAGAGGCAATTACGTCTTGAAGATTTTCAAGAATCGACCTGAGTTTTGAAAGATTTTTTTTGTTTATAGTTTTTCCAACTTTTTCACTAATCTCTTCCATTAAGGCATCTTCAAGTTGTGCTAGTTGACTAGATAGGTCTGATTTTGGCATTACAACCATATCGTTTGGGTCGTATCCGGGTTTTACCTGCATTGGCATTGATGGCATTTGGGATGGAACTACAACCCTTGAGCCAGGCGGTTTACTATCAAACTGTGATGGTTTGTTTGAGCCATTTACAAGTTCTGGTTTTCCAAACATAAATGTCGAATAATTGTCTGGTGTGTGGTACCCGATTCTAAATGTCATTGGAGTGCCGTTCGGCATCATTCTTTGAAATACGGCAGTGCTTTCCGTTGCTTGAACAAGCCTTACCTGAGAACCGGTTCTTTCCATAATTTCTTTTTCAAGACTTTGTCTTTGGCTTCCGCTTATTGGCTGAGAAAGACCTTCGGCAAAGATTGGTTTTTCTGATTCATATTTGTCATCATCTTCATCTTCCCTGATGACTATTACGTTTGGCTTTATCGGCATTTGACCCATCATGTGATGGTTTCCCATCATTCCCCACCCTTTTTCCTCGTCTGTCAGGGCAACTTCGTCTGATTTAACGGAGATTGTTCCAGTCAATTGGTTAGCACCATGCAAAACTGGGGAAACTTCATAAAGTTCTACTTCTTTAAGAACGTTTGCTTGAATGTTGGGGTCAAAAATCGCATCAAGGGTTTTGTACCCGATAGACCACTCTTGCTCTTGACCAAAGAAAGCCACATTTGCAAATGCCTCACGCCCTTTTTCTGAACCAAGATTAAATTGAACTCTTGCGTAAAGACCTCCAATGCCAGCATTGAGCATTTTTGATGGGAGTCTTCTATCCCCTGGCGGAACTTCGTAAATCTCTATAACTTTGCCAATTGGGTCGTTCCAGTTATGGCCCCAAACAACTCTTGGCTTCCTGCGTTGAAGGCTTTTAGCAAATGCTCCAGCAATAAGAACATCACCAACTGAGTCTTTGTTGCCAATACCAGCAACAAAACACTCCACTATGCCCTGTGCCTCATCGACATTAACCTGTCCAGGCATGGCTTTGAATTCAATATTGTTGTTCGACATTGTCTCTCCTCTGGAGTGGCTAAAAGAATGATAAACCACTTATGCATCGCGCCAGTGCAAGTTTTGAGGCTGTTTATTTATTTAGAATATATAAACTACATTCGAGAACCCATAGACCAAGCAATTCGTGCTTCGCTCTGGGCCACTTCGTACTTCTTTTTAGCAATTAGGTTTGTAAATATTCCAACAATAGATTCTCTTAGGGCTGTTGAGCGTTCTTCACCGTCAACAATATTTAATGTATTCAATATTGAGTTACTTATTTGTTGTGCTGTTTCGTCGTTTACGGACTTAATTCTTTCAATTTGAGAATTAACTTGCGCCACTATGTCTTCTTTTTTAATTGGAGTTTTAATCAACGACTTTGAAGCAAACATATTTTGTGAGTCAGTAATGATTGCATTCAGTACCGGTTTAATGTCTTCTTCAATCTGCTTAGACCATGCATCTATTTGAAAGACGCTTTCAGTGTCAAGTAATCCAGAAATAATTTGCTTTCTTGCTTTTACGCCAGCGGCTTTTTCAAGAACAACTCGTTGCTGTCTTTCAAAAATTCTTTCCAAACTTCTGTCTAAAATTTCAGTCCACCTGTTAAGAGTGTTGTCTTCTTCTGATTTTGTTTGCATTTCACCAGAAGGCGCTGACGCTTGCTGTGGGGCCGTGGCAACTGATGCTTGTTCTGGTGGAGCAGTCCCCTCTGGGGCCATGCCAGCCTGCGCTGCCATTGATTGATTTTGAGAAGCCAATTCGATAGCGCCCTGCATTGTTGTGGGGTCTGGAGGCGCGGCACCACCTTCTGGTGGCATTCCAGGCATAGCACCTGGCGCACCAGGCATTCCTGGAGGCGGAGGAGCGCCCATGACTCCAGCCTGGGCCGGCTGTTCCATTTTCTTTTTCGTATTCGCAATTGGCGTTAGGTTCGGATTCAAGAGCAGCGAGTCAGCAAGGTCGCTATCAACTTCTTTTCTGCCAGTTCTGTCTCTATATTCGTTAAGACTGATAAGTCCCTGACTGAACTCTTCTTTGGTATACCTGTTTCTTTCCTGCTCGTACAAAATAAGAACAGGGACATTGGATGTATCAAAGTCAATGTAATGCTCTGAATCAAGTTCATCCAACGCTCTTCCAATTGGTTCAAGATGGGGGAGCATGGTTTCGTTCCAGAAAACTCGTATTTCTTCACCAGCATTAGAAAATGTTCTTCCAGAAGCGTTTCCAATAACTGATTCTGGAACACCGAAAGATGCAAGTATTTCTTCTTTTGTTATCTGTCTCATTTGGATATATGCAGCATCTCTGGGTGATGCTGATGTGTCAACAAAATCTGCGCCATCATCTGACGAGATAACAGTAGTTGCTCCTGCGCGCGCTATGTTTCCCCTAAACCGGTTGCGCAACTCGTCTTTGTCATCCTCGTCAATTTCTCCACGAAGAACAAGCAAACCACCAGGTCTGCCATCGTTAAGCAAATAATTTCTATTGTAGACTTTTGCTAAATTCTCAATCTCAACCGCAATTCCAGCAGCCTCAAGTGGTGTCATTGACAAATAAGGGTCTAGAGGGTGGGGTTTTCTAATCCATACAACATCTTCTGGTTTCATGTTGATAGTTGCCCCATTGGGCATTTTTACTTCGTAACCAGCAACAAATTTTCTAGCGTCAGGGATTGGTGCGGTTGATTGCGGTGGTAAAAGGTTTAACCCAATAACGCCCCCATCTCTGCCATAAATTTTTTCTATGAAGACACCCCGAGTGCTCATTAGTAATTGAGAAGAAAGCCGATATCTGAAGATAAAAGAGTTTTCCCCAATGTTGGACTTTGTATTCAGTAATTTTAATATTTCTGAATTTTTTGCTTTTGAGCCTTTAATAATTTCACCTTGTGGCGAATTATCTTTTCTAAGCACGACCGGGAGTCTTGCTTGATTTCCGGCAATTGCGTCAATACATCTAGCCACCCAAGTGACCTTTTGCATGCCTTCTCTATAAACACGCTCAATATCCCAGGAGTCGGTATAAGGCTTTCCTACATAGCCTGGATTGTGAGATATGGGCGCACCAGGTCCAACAGCCTTTTCTGACTGATTGTTAAGCGATTTGTTGTTGTAATTGTTCCAAGCCATCTTTACTCAATACCTAATAGGAACCCTAGTATCCCGCATGTAACACCCGCCACTATAAAACCAAAGGCAGGCGAAATAACGCCCGCCCCCACACTTGTGAATATAATAAATCCTACCATTAGCGTGTAAGATATAAATGACCTTGTTAGCACTCTTCGCATTTTTGCAAAAAAAGTAATAATACTGTTTACTAGTTTGGATATTGCAGTGGTGATGAAATTGCTCATACGACTAACACCGTAGCGCATAAAAAACTTTTATGCCGTAACACCACCGCGAGAAGAATATGACCGACTGGGCAAAAGTTTTAGAATACTTAGAACCAAAGAAGCCTCCATTTTGTCCTGAAGAACCATCTTTAACACAAAAAGTGTTCTTAAGAACAAACTCAATTGAAGCATTGTTTGGTGGCGCTGCGGGTGGAGGAAAATCTTCTGCATTGCTGATGTCCGCTCTTCAGTATGTTGATGTACCTGGTTATTCGGCAATTCTTTTCAGAAGAACATTTGCTGACTTATCGCTTCCCGGTGCACTCATGGACAGATTTAAATTATGGATTGACACCATGGACGGAGTCCACTGGAACGCAAACTCCTATGTCGCAACTTTTCCTTCTGGAGCCCGCATCTCTTTTGGTTATCTCAACAACACAAACGACTATCTCAGATACAAGGGTTCAGAGTTTCAATTCATAGGCATGGACGAAGTTACAGAAATCCGTGAATCTGATTACAGATACCTGTTCTCCCGTCTGCGTCGTCCTGCTACTGGTCCGCTTGCTCAAGTTCCCCTACGAATGAGGGCAGCATCAAACCCCGCTCCCAATTGGGTTAGACAACGATTCATAATTGAAGGGACCGAAAAAGGACGCATTTTTGTACCTTCAAAATTGACCGACAACCCAGGTATTGACGCAGACTCCTATCGACAAGCCCTTCAAGCACTGGACCCCATAGAGAGAAGAAGACTAGAAGAGGGAGACTGGTGGTCCACCACGCTGGGAACCATGTTTGAGAGAGAGTCAGTTGTTATAATCGATAACACGGATATTCCAGCAGTTACTTCGTCAGCACGGGCTGTCAGGTTTTGGGACCTTGCAGCGACCGAACCTTCACAAACAACCCCAAACCCAGACTGGACTGTTGGTACATTGATGCTGTTTGATTCTGGAATCGCCTACATTCTTGACGTACGTAAAGTTAGAGCCAAAGGGGAAAAGGTAGAACAGTTCATTGCTCAGACCGCTTATGAAGACGGCAGAGGGGTGAGCATCAAGATGGAGCAAGAACCGGGCTCTGCTGGTAAAGCCCTTGTGGACCAGTACGCCAGATATGTCGTTCCAGGGTACGATTTTCAAGGAATTCGCTCAACTGGAGACAAAGTTACCAGAGCAAGACCATTTGCAGCAGCCGTAGCCAACGGAAACGTCCGTGTTGTTCGTGCTCCATGGCTTAGTGATTGGATGGATGAACTTTCTTCGTTTCCTGAAGCCTGCGACCACGATGACCAAGTCGACTCGGCAGTTGGCGCTTTTACGTATTTAACAGGTCTAGGGTTGCCACAAAGAAAAATCGTCAGTATCATCGTCTAGGTACTAACT